AAAGCTATTTTTGACTGACCACACTATCTTTGCGAACATATATGCACTGGGGAAATACAGCAGACGTGAAAGTGGGTGCTTTCATCCGGAAATGGGTGGAAGCCTATACTGGTTCAGACACTATCAAGCTGGAAAAAAACATGAATCTCTGGGCCATCGTGAAACAGCATCTGGACATACGCCCGGACGATGGAACGGAGATATCCGACCGTAGTGAATATATCTCCATTGAATTACTGGATACCACCGGCGCGAAGTATTACAACATGGCTTCCGGAAAGGAAATATACATGAATACGCTATACCGGTGCTATATCACGCCCCGTGGACAAGAAATCATTCAGCGATATCTGGAGAATCAGTTCATTGCCCACTTCCGCGTCTATATGACAGCCCGTTTTTCAGACGGCGGGAAAGAACCGATTCGCCATGCCATCGGTTCCTTCCTGGCAGATTACCAGCTTCCGATGGATGACACCATGATGGGACGCCTTTCCAAGAATTGGTATCGTTTTCGTCAAAAGCACAAGGAAAATTACCCAATTCCCATATTTTTTTAGTCGCAATGGTGTCCTAACTTTTTTGACCGAAAAATCGTGATTTTATGAAGCTTGGAATACGAAATTTGAAGTACGCCTTGACCTCCCAGGTAAGTGACTTCAGCATGATGCCGCCCGGATCTTCCATCAACCTTGCCGCCTTCATGACCGGCAATCTTTCCGACCTTCCTTTCACCCCGGAATCAGCAGACTTCACAGAAAAGTGGAGCTATGACGAAAACGGGAAGTATTCGGATGTGAGCATTACTATACCGATACGTGCCGATAAGGACGCATACAGGAACATCCTCCAGGGACTGACCGGAAAGAAGGCCATCTTCCAGCTGGAACTGATATCCGGTGTGAAGTATGTGATAGGTTCAAAGGAATTCGTGCCAACGTTCACCTTCACGGACGGAATATCCGGAATATCTTCTTCAGGATTCACCATCAAAATTGATTGCAAGAGCCTTCATGGGGTGTTTTTGGCCCTGTAAAGTGTCGCAATTTGCCCTGTAAGGCGTAATTACCTTTGTACTGCATAAAAAAATTGCAGTATGAAGATTTCCAATCTGGCCATGAATCTCCGTGGCCCCTGGATGATCACCCCGGATATGGCTGCCACCATGGCGCCGGTTCTGAAGGGTGTTCTTTCAGGGTATATCACTGAATTCGAGAAAAGTGCCGAACCCCGCAAAGTATCCTGTTCAGAACTGATGTCGGCCGCCGGTTCCCAGGCCGGCTCCTTCAGCGGTAAATCTATTTTCGTTACAGCCCTTTCAGGAACCCTTCTGAAATATGACAGCTGTGGCGCCCCCGGTACCACGACCATTGCAAGGCAGCTTCTGGAAGCCGATGCGGATCCGGACGTGATTGGCCATATCATCATGGCTGAATCCGGTGGTGGTGCATCCAACGCAGTTCCGGAAATTGCCGAAGCCATCCAGGCCTGCCAAAAACCCGTGGTTGCATGGATTGACGGTATCGCCGCTTCCGCCTGCATCTATGCCGTTTCATACTGTGACCGTATCCTGGCACACCGCGAAGATGATATCGTCGGAAGTGTTGGTACGCTCATAGAAATTTCGGATATGCCGAAGTACCACCGGGATCCGAACAGCGGCATGATCACCGCCCGCATCTATGCGGATGCGGCCGTGGATAAGAACGCCGCATTTGAAAAGGCCCTGGAAGGACAGTTCGATATCATTAAGGAAGAGCGCCTGAACCCCATCAATGAAAAGTTCCGTGCAGATATGCAGGCCAACCGGCCAAATCTCACTGAAGAGCATCTGACCGGAAAGGTATTCCCGGCCAAGGCTGCCATCGGCACCTTCATTGACGCCATCGGAACCATGGGAGATGCCGCCGCCGCCGTGATGGAGCTGGCCGAACAGAGAAACCCGCAGAAAACCAATTCACAAAATTCCATGAAAGACAAATTCCCTCTTCTCCTGGCTATTGCCGCCATGGCGAATCTTGTATTCGCAGAGGACGGCTCCGCCACACTTCAGGCCCCGCAGTTCGAGGCCCTGGAAGAAGCCCTGAAGAACGGCAACGGCCTTCAGGCTACCATTGACGAACTCCGCCAGCAGCTGGCCGATGCACAGGCCGCCCAGACGGAACGTGACAACACCATCGCAGCCCGTGATGCGCGGATCACTGAACTGGAAGCTTCCCTGGAGGCCGCCATCGCACGTGCAGAAAACCCGAATCCGGATGAACTTCAGGTTCACCACGAAGGTGAAGGCGAACAGGGTGCCAAGCCGTCCACGACTTTTGAAGAGGCACTTGCCGCTTGCAACGACTTCAACAACAAACACAACATCTAATCCCAAACCACCATGCAACTTTCTACCATTCTCGTGAACAGCAGCGCCAAGTTCCGTAAGGATATTCTGGCCATGCCTGTTGCTGACCTCCTGAACGGAGCCCTTCAGCACATGACTCTCCACAAGGGTGTTGCCGGTGATGAAACCGTCGGTGCCATCGGTTCCGGCGCTGAAGTACGTCCCTATAAGACCGAAAAAGGCGCAACCGATACCGGCCGTATCGTCGCACGTACCCTGACCACCTATCTGGGTGATGTTCTGGAAGAGTTCGACCCTTACATCCTCTTCACCACTGTGTACGGTGAACAGTTCTCCGACAAGACCGAGCGCAAGGAGGCCGATATCGTTCGTGACCTCTGCCTGGCCATGGCAAAGAGCGTATCCAAGAAACTGGGTGCCGCCCTGTTCAACGCCGTTCGTAACGCCAGCGGTACCACCACCGCTTCCCTGTTCGACGGCTTTGGTACCATCGCCGCTGCCGAGATCTCTGCCGGTAACATCGCCGTAGCCAAGGGTAACTACATGACCACCGCAGCCATCACCGCCAACAACGTGGGTGACGTTCTGAAGAGCATCTATGACAATGCTTCCGAGGAACTTCAGGATGCCTCCAACCTGAAACTCTTCATCCCGAAGGCCGTGAAGAACCTGTACGATGACTGGTTCCTGGCACACTTCGGCGCAGTTAGCTACAATGCCGCCTATGGTCGTAAGTATCTCCATGGCACCGACGATAAGTGCGAAATCGTGGCACTGCCCGGCCTGAAGAACAGCCCGTACATCTACCTTTCCACCAAGGATAATATGCTTGTTGGTTGCGACCAGCTGGATGCTTCCGGTAAGGAGAAAGTTCTGGTACGTGTACCCGATAACCCGAAGGTGGTTCAGTTCTTCATGTGCTTCTTCTGGGGTGTTCAGTTCCAGATGATTGAGAAAGAATACCTCATGGTTGCCGCGCCCGCTTCCGTGTCCCCGTCTGTAACCATCACCGGTGATCAGCTGATTGACAACCTGGCCGCCACCGCCGGTTCCAACGTGCGCACCTATTCCACTTCCGACGGATCCGCTGTGACCGCTGAAGTTGTGACTGAAGGCGCTGACTGGCTGTCCGTGGCTGTAGCTGCCGGCAACAAGGTAACCTTCACCCGTACCGCCTATGCCCACGCCGAATCCGGTGACAACCCCCGTGTTGCTACCGTCCGCATCAGCGCCGCCGGTTCCCACATCGACGTCGTGGTGAAGCAGGCAATGGCCAACGCGTAGTTCCACCTAATTCAAGAAAAGCCCTATGTACGCAAATCTTGACTTCAACATCGGTAGTGTCAATCCTTCGGGGATTGGCACCACCGTTTACCGTATCCGCAAGCGCTACATCAAGGCCTGGCCCACCATCGTGGACGATCCTGATGCTGAAGGCGCTTCCGAAAGCGGCATGGCATCTTACGCCGGAAACTTCACCATCGAAACTGGGAAGTATTTCCAGAAGATGTACTCCACCCAAGGTAAGGGTTCCATCACCAGTGAAACCACCGGTGAAACGGACTGCAAGATGTTTATCAACCATGGTAACTTCTCGTTCCCTGACCTCTCTCCCGTAGCCCTTGGATTCAGCAAGGCATCCGTGAATGACGATTTCGTGTATATCGTCAAGGCCGCCGGCCGTTACCACGTGATCGGTTCCCCCGACTACCGCAGCACCACTTCCGTGGCTCCCACTTCCGGTGACGCTGCCGGTTCGGCAAAGGGTATCACCTTCACCGTGGACTGCCCGGATGTGACGCCGCTGCCTCTCTATTCCGGCACCCTGGAGCTGGAAGAAGGCACCCTGGATCTTTCCGACGGCTCCCTCACGCCCCGTAGCAACACCTAAACGTGATCCCTGAAATCCAATCCTATCTGCAACAGCCGAATCCGGATTTTAATTCCGGATTCGCGCTGTTTTGCAAATACAGCCCCAACCGGATTCTGATTGAATCCATCGGCCGCCGACACGACCAAGGAATGTTGCTGTATGAGCTGGAAAAGATATCCAATTCCGGATTCTATTCACCCATTCCAGGGCCCACGCCCGTTCCAACTGTACAGCTGATCCAGGCACAGGCAGAAAAGCCTGAAGCCGCCCTGGTACCGGCCGTGAAAAACGTCGAAGTGACGGTGGATCCGTCGCTGAAAAAGGCGCTATCCTTCCGGACCTACGATGACCGGCGAACCAGCCGCCGGGACCTCCCTCCGGACCTTCAGACGGAATATGATGCCAATTCGGAAGCTTATCGCCTCCGTCGTGGATTCCATGAAAAGATGAAGCTGGCCAAAACGGATAAAGACCGTGCATATTTCCGTACCCAGATCCTGGTAACACAGGATGAAATCAACAAACGCTGGAAAAAGATTGATGACTATCTGGCACAGGCCGCTGAAGAATCCCAGGAAAAGGCCTTCAACGAAAAATCCGCCCGTGCCTACATCTCCAAGGCCCTGAAGGCAGACACTATCACAGACGCCCGCGCCGCCGGTGTAAGAGCCCGCGTGAAAGCCCTTCTGGACCATGGTTGCAATATAACAGACGAAACCATCCAGGCCCTCAAAGCCCGGAATCTGGTGTAGTTAAGTTCGCAAAAATACTACTGTCCCAAGTACCCGTCGTGAGATGGGTACTTTTGTTTTCAAATACAAGCATCTATGGCAAAGGACCCGAATAAAGACATTATTGATGCGTTTTCAAAAGCCCTTGAAAACCCGAAATACAAACTGACCGATGCCGACCAGATCCGGCTTGACCGCCTGAAAGCTATCTTCACCCGCTGGAAATCGAATCCGCTGATTACTGAAACCCAGATGCGGGATTATATCATTACCCAATTCGGAATCGGACGTGTTCAGGCATACCGTGATATGGCCACGGTAAAGCTTCTGTTTGGCAGCGCTCCCAAAGCCGAAAAAGAATTCCAGCGGATGCGTGCAAACCGCCTCCTGGAATCCGCACAGGCCGCAGCCCTGGCCGGTGATGAAAAACAGGCAAAGGCCCTCACAAAAATTGCTGAAGTGATTGTGAAAACCAATCAGCTGGACCAACCGGATGGCGAAGATTACCCGTGGGAAGAGATTGTTCCCCGTGACGAATCCTTCAGCGTGGATCCGGAAACCATCGGTATTGCCAAGGTCCCCAACATTGAAGAAAAGGTGAAGAAATTGCTGGCCCAATACACCAGCGATATTGACGATGTGGATATCCAGGATGCCCAATGAGTGACGAAAAGAAAATAACCTACCTGAACCGTGCCCAACAGGAAGCGCTGGCCATTGCCGCCAATACCGAGGTGGATATATGTTCACGCCGTTTCGGTAAATCATTCGGCATTGTTTCCAGACGTATCAAACGCAATGTTCAGTTCATGCCCGGCAGCACCGGCGCATTCGTGGCATCATCCTTCAAACAGGCCCGTACACGAACACTACCAGCCGCCCTTTCAGGCCTCCGTGAAGCCGGATTCATTGAAGGCATCCACTATGTGATAGGTAAGCGCCCGCCGAAAACACTTGGATACGCACAGCCCATCATTCCGGTCCAGAACTATGAAGATGTGGTAAGCTTCTACAACGGTGCCCAGATGGTACTGATATCCCAGGACGTAAAGATGAGTTCCAACTCGCTGACCCTGGACTGGATCATCGGAGATGAAGCGAAAGGCCTGGATTATGACAAACTGAAGGATGAAACATTCCCGGCCAATGGTGGTACCATGCGTTACTTCAGCGATTGCCCATGGCATCATTCCATACTGTTCGTGAGCGATATGCCGGTACTGAAAAGCGGCCGATGGCTGTTGAATTACCGTGAAAAATCAGATCCGAAGGTGATTGAATCTATCACCGGCCTTCTGTGGCTATGGCATGACGTGAATGACAACTGGCCTGAAGGCCCGAAGAAGAAAGCCAAACTGACAGCCATTGAAGGGTACCTGGCCCGCCTCCGTAAGATTGCCGTTCTGTACCGTGAATGGTCCATCTTTGAAAACATTGACGTGGTTGGATTGCAGTACGTGAAACAGATGAAACGCGACCTTCCACCCCTTGTTTTTCAGACATCAATCCTATCCAAGCGAATTGAAAGGTTGCAGGATGGATTCTATCCGAACTTCCGTGATAACATCCATACCTACATCGCCAATAACAACCAGCCCCTGGAAGAAGCCGGATATCATCCTGAACCCGGTACTGACTATGGCTGCCTTCTGGATGCAGACCTGGATCTGAAATCACCCATTGCCATCGCCTTTGATTATAACGCCAACATCAACTGGCTGGTTGCCGGACAGCGCAGCGGATCCACGCTGAAGGTACTGAAATCCTTCTATGTGAAGTATCAGCGCAAACTCCGTGAATTGGTGGATGACTTCTGCAACTACTACCGTGCCCACCTTACCAAAGAGGTGGTATTCTACTATGATGCCACAGCCCTGGGCAGCAACTATGCAGTATCAGATGATGACTTCAAAAGCGTGATCATCGAACAGTTCAACCTCCATGGATGGACAGTGGAATCCGTTTTCATCGGCAAACCACTACGACATGATCAGAAGTACAACATCATCAATGACGGCTTCCGTGGTGCCAAACATCTGTTGCCTATGTTCAACAAGGAAAACAATGAAGCCCTTCTG